TTGACCAAGATATGGCTCCATTCGGGTTTATCCTAGATGGTATTACGGATGAAGATGGTGTAAATTATGGAGAAACTATAGATGAGTTTGGTTCAGTATGGAATCCAGTTGTAACATCTAATAGAGAATACTTAAAAGATTGGTGATAACTGAATATCATTATTTAATTTAGCTTCACAATTCAAACACACAATCTTATTCGATTGTATCTTTTCCAATATTGATAATCTAAGTTCCTCTCTAAGTCCTTTAGATCTCGATAATTTTCTGACCTCTTTGTTGTCAGGGTAGAATGCCAATGCACAAGTCTCTGCTTCCTCACAATATGCACATACCTTCTCTGCAAGGTATTCGTTAATCCATATATCACGTTTTCTTTCGGCCTTTCTTACACCTTTTATAATAGTTTCTTTGTATTTGTCGTAATGTTTCATACAAATATTTATACTATATAAACAGTATAAATTGAGTTTTCAAGATTCTCAAATGTCTAAATATGTGTAATAACATTTCTATTTAACAAAAAGGAGTTGGAATGGCATTTCAAGTTTCGCCTGGCGTACAGGTAACAGAAAAAGACTTAACAAATGTAGTTCCTGCCGTAGCAACATCTATTGCAGGCATAGTAATGGCAGCCCAAAAGGGGCCTACCGATACTATCACCGCAATAGCTTCTGAGGAAGAGTTGGTAGCCGTTTTCGGTGAACCACAGTCTACCAGTAACCAATTTGAAGATTGGTTAGCTGCAGCATCATTTCTCGGATATGGTAATGCATTGAGGGTCGTAAGACCTGCGAGTGCAGCCGTAAATGCTTGTGTCTCAGGAACAGCACTTTTGATTAAGGGAACAGGTCACTATTCAGATGGTGACGGCACAACAGGGCCATATAGTGATGGGTCTGCAAGTGTAGGACAATGGGCCGCAAGGTCAGCTGGTGCATGGGGAAATACTTTAAAAGTTTCCATGTGTCCAAGTGCGAGTGAGTTTGAAGAAACATTCTCTGGTGATGAAGATACTCTTGGTATTGTAGAAACTGCTGGTGCAGTTGGTGATACAACTCTAGCAGTAGATAATGCTGGTGGTAGTTCTGGAGCCGCTGGTGCAAAATATAACGTAGGAGATATAATTTATCTTCAGGAAACCGATGGTTCGGAATATAAAGTAACTGCAATTACTGATGATAATTTAACCATTGAAAGATATGGTACTGCAAATACTGCTGGTGGATTAAGGTCTATCATCGCAGATGCAACTAATGTTCGCAGACGATGGGAATATTACGATCAATTTGATGGAGCTCCTGGCACATCAACATTTGTAGCAGATCGTACAGGAGTATCTACTGCTGATGAAATGCACATTATCATAACTGATGAAAATGGTAACATTACTGGTGTTCCAAAAACTATTCTTGAAAAGTGGACTGGATTATCTAAAGTTTCAGATGCAAGAGCTAGTGATGGTTCTGCAAGTTATTACGCAGATGCAATCTATAATGGTTCACAGTATATTTTCTGGATGGATCATCCTAGTGTCAATACTGGATATGGTAATACCGCAGATGCACAAGGAGTAACCTTGTATAGTGCAGCTGCAGAAGTAATTACATCAACTCAACTTTCAAGTGGTACAGACGATTATGCATTAACTGAAGGTGAGATGAAAGATGGAATTGATCGTTTCAAAGATACCGAAACAGTTGATTTAAATCTATTCATTTGTGGTAAGTGTACATCAACTAAAGCAGGAAATGCTTTGGATATGTGTACTGACCGAAAAGATGCAGTTGCATTTATTTCTCCAGAAATTTCAGATGTTGTTAATGTTGCTACTGAAGTAACTCAAACGGCAAATGTTAAGGGTTTCTTTGATGCACTAACATCAACATCCTATGGTATGTTCGATAGTGGGTACAAATACACATATGATAAGTACAACGATTCTTATCGGTGGGTGCCTCTAAACGGAGATATGGCAGGACTCTGTGCGAGAACAGATCTAGTTGCAGATGCGTGGTTTAGTCCAGGCGGATTTAATCGTGGTCAAGTAAGAGGAGTTGTAAAACTTGCTTACAATCCACAAAAAGCAAATAGAGATATTCTGTATCGTTCAAGAATAAATCCAGTTTGTGCGTTTCCGGGCCAAGGAACAATTCTCTTTGGTGACAAAACTGCACAATCAAAACCAAGTGCATTTGATCGTATCAATGTACGAAGATTGTTTATCGTATTAGAAAAAGCAATCTCAACCGCAGCTAAATTCCAGTTGTTTGAATTCAATGATGAGTTCACAAGAGCCGGTTTTAGGAACATGGTTGAACCATTCTTACGAGATGTACAAGGTCGTAGGGGAGTTACAGACTTCCTAGTTGTATGTGATGACACTAACAACCCAGGCTCGGTTGTTGATCGTAACGAGTTCGTTGCTGACATTTTTGTCAAACCTGCTCGGTCTATTAACTTTATTTCTCTAAATTTCATCGCCACGAAAACTGGTGTTGCATTTAGTGAAGTAGCAGGAGCATAGGGAGATACACATGGCAAACATAAATGACTTTAAAGCAGTATTAAAAGGTGGGGGAGCAAGAGGTAACCAATTTCAAGTTACTATGCCTTTCCCCGGCTTTTCATCTGTGGGTGGAGAATCAAGAGTAATGTCCTTTCTCTGCAAATCAACAAACCTGCCTGGCATGACGCTGGGTGAAGTAGCTGTCCCATTTCGTGGTCGTCAACTGTATATTGCAGGGGATCGAACATTTGAAGCGTGGACTACTACTGTCTTTAACGATACGGATTTTCTAATCCGTAATGCCTTTGAACGGTGGATGAACGAGATTAATGCATTGTCTGATAATAGTGGATTGGAAAATCCTTCTGATTATCAAGTTGATGCTTTCGTGGATCAACTGGATCGGGCTGGTCAAGTAATCAAATCATATACCTTTAGAGGTCTATGGCCCTTGACTATCGCAAACATCGAATTAACTTACGATGGAAACGATGCAGTTGAAGAGTTTGAAGTATCATATCGTTACCAATATTTTGAATCAAATACTACCACTTAATAATTCGTATAAATATTTACATTGATAAATAATGAGTACGGAGAATTATGGCACAAATATTTGGATTTGAAATAACTAAAAATAAATCTAAGGGTCAGGAAGAACTACCTAGTTTTGTTCTTCCAGATCCCGAAGATGGAGCAAGTACAGCCGCAGCTGGATTCTATAGTGAATTTATAGACATTGAAGGTCACTCTAAAACTGAGGCTGACCTAGTTAGACGTTATAGGTCTACTTCAGAGCATCCAGAATGTGATCTTGCAATTGATGATATTGTTAATGAATCTATAAATACTGATGAAAAAAGAGAGTCTGTATCTATAGTTACTGATGGTTTACCCTATTCAGACAAACTTAAAACCAGAGTTAGGGAAGAATTCTCACAAATATTACGTTTGTTAGATTTCAGTAATAGAGCTCATGACCATTTTAGAAGATGGTATATTGATGGAAGAATTGCCTTTCATAAAATTGTAAATGAACAAGAGCCACAAAAAGGAATACAAGAATTAAGATATGTTGATGCAATAAAATTAAAAAGAATTAAAAAAGTTGACAAGAAGGTAACAAAAAAGGGTTCGCCTAGTGTAGAAGTTATAGATGATTATTACTTGTATACAGAAGAGGCTGGTCAAGGAACACATTCTGCGATGAAAATTACTTCTGATGCAATCGCATATTGTCCTTCAGGATTATTTGACCCCCAAAAATCCATAATCACATCCTACCTTCACAAAGCAATCAAACCTGTCAATCAACTTAGAATGATTGAGGATGCTGTAGTAATATATCGTATTGCAAGAGCTCCAGAACGTAGAATTTTCTACATTGATGTTGGTAACCTACCTAAAGTAAAGGCAGAGCAATATCTAAAAGATGTAATGAATCGTTACCGAAACAAGTTGGTGTACAACGCTTCAACTGGTGAAATTCGGGATGATAGACAACAGATGAGTATGTTAGAAGATTTTTGGTTACCTCGTAGAGAAGGTGGTCGAGGAACAGAAATAACTACTTTGCCTGGCGGTCAGAATCTAGGAGAAATAGATGACATTATCTATTTTCAAAAGAAATTATATCGGTCTTTAAATATACCTGTAAGCCGTTTAGAGGGTGGATCAGAGGGTACATTTAGTTTAGGTCGAGGTGCAGAAATTACAAGAGATGAAGTAAAGTTTACTAAGTTTGTTCAGAAATTACGGAACAAATTTAATGTCTTGTTTAATGATATACTGAAAACACAACTGTTACTCAAGGGAGTTATTGCAGAAGAAGATTGGCCAACAGTTAAAGAAAACATTAGTTATAACTATATTAAAGATGGTCATTATGCTGAGATGCGTGATATGGATTTATTACGAGATCGTTTGGAAATATTAAATACTATGGAGCCCTTTATAGGTGATTGGTTCTCAAAAGAATATGTTCAGAAACACGTTTTCCGAATGACGGAGGATGAAATAGAGTCCATGCAAAAACAAATGGAAACTGAACCAGAACTAGACACTGATGATGAGGATGAAAACTAAACAACAAATTGGAGTTAAATTATGAGTAATGATATAGAGAATATGATTTCATCAATTGTAGATGGAAATAAAATAGAAGCCGAAACACATTTTAAAAACTCAGTCGCACAGAAAATTAGTAGTGCATTGGATATAAAACGTGTAGAAGTGGCTAATGCGTTCATACAAAGACCACAAGAAACACAACCAGAGGATGCAAGTGCAGACCTTTAATGAATTCAATAAAACAGTTTTTGAAAAGGATGAACACAAAAAGTCATCTAATTACAAAAAACTTACACCTAAGATGAAAAACGCTGTTGATGAATTGTTTTCAACAATGGAGAAAAACCCAAGTGATTTTTTAACTACTTTTGATAAAACAGTAAAGATAGTTTCTAAAAAGTATGGGGTTAAAGAGAAAGATATTATGAATTATTTTGACAAAGAAATGCTATCAATTTAAAAGGAGAATAAAATGCCACCACTAAAACTTTTAGGAGCCGGAGTTGCAAGTGTTGTTCCTGCGAATGCAGCGGCAATAAATGGTTTTACTGCACAAGCTGCAACACATATTTATGTTGTAAATAACGCTGCAAACGAAGTTGTTATTTCTGTATTTAGTTCCGCAACAGCAACAAGTACTACAGATACACTAAAAGGTTCACTAGAACTTGAAACTCTGAAATCTATAATTATAACTAAAGCTGCAGGTGATAAACTTATGTGTGGAGAAACTGGATGTACAATTACACCAGTTGCAATAGGTTCAACAAATTAATAGAGGAATTATGAAATTAATCACAGAAATGTATGATGACTTTGAAGTTCTTACAGAGGGTAAGGATGGTAAAGACTTGAAAATTAAAGGGGTATTCATGCAAGCTGAAACTAAAAATCGTAATGGTAGATTTTATCCTCTTAGTATTTTAGCAAAAGAAGTCACACGATACAATAAAGAATTGGTCGAAAAGAAAAGAGCTTTCGGCGAACTTGGACATCCAGAAGGGCCAACAGTCAATCTGGATAGGGTTTCTCATCTTATTGAGGAACTATATACCGAAGGTAATAATATTATCGGTAAAGCTAAAGTACTTGACACACCTAACGGTAAAATTGTCAAGGAACTTTTAAATGCGGGTGCGAAACTTGGAGTCTCTAGTAGAGGAATGGGTACACTTGAAAAGAAGGGTCAAATTAACTATGTTAAAGATGATTTTTATCTTGCAACAGCAGGAGACATTGTCGCTGATCCATCTGCACCAGAAGCGTTTGTGGAAGGAATAATGGAAGGGAAAGAATGGATTTGGGATAACGGACTTCTTAGGGAATCTGAAATTGCTAAAATTCATAGACTTGCTTCTGATAATAAAAAGGCAGAAGCCTTTGAAACATTTCTTTCAAAACTCTAATTTTTATAAATATAATTAATCAAAACTACAAGGAGACTTAATATGTCCGAAGAACTTAACAAAGCTATGGAAGACTTAGAAGAAGCTGATGCTTCTACTGCAAAAGTCAATAAGATTGATGTCGGTGACGATGAACAAGGAGATCCGAATCACGATAAAACGACTGCTGCAGCTAAGAAAAATAAGGCAAAAGCCGAATCTAAGAAAATAAAAGCAGAATCTAAAAAAGTCAAAGAAGAAGACGATGAAGAAGAGGATTCTGAAGATGATGAAGAAGAAACAGAAGAACAAGTTAAAAAAGAAGCACTTGTTATTCCTAAACTAAAATCCGAAATGTTGGATAATCTTGTTAACCATATGAAGGGTCTTAAAAAAGAAGATCTTGCTAAGTTATATGGTTCTGCACTTTCTGAAGAAGAAGACGAAGAGGAAGATGGAGAAGAAGATGACGATAAAGAAGCTGAAGATGAGTCCAAAAAAGTAAAGAAAGAATCCATTGACCAAAAAGTTGATGCACTTGACATTAGTAAAGATGTTGAAGCATTGGTTGTTGGAGAAGAACTTTCCGATGAATTTAAGACAAAGGCTGCAACAATCTTTGAAACAGCTGTTAAGTCTAAGGTTCGTGAAGAACTAGAAAAAATTCAGGAAGAAAATGACGGAGTTATTCAGTCACTTGCTGAAGAAACAATGGACAGTGTAGTAGAAAAAGTCGATGACTATATGAACTACGTTGTAGAACAATGGATGTCTGATAACGAACTTGCAATTGAGCGTGGTCTCAAAGGTGAGATTGCTGAAGATTTCATTAGTGGTCTAAAAGGTTTATTTGAAGACCATTACATTGATGTTCCAGATGAAAAATATGACATTCTGGAATCAAATTTATCTAAGATTGAAGAATTGGAAGATAAATTAAACAAACAGATGGAAGAAAATGTCCAGTTGAAAAAAGCAAAGGGTGAACTCGTAAAAGAGTCCATGATTGCTGACATTGCTGATGGGATGACTGATACTGAAACTGAGAAGTTCCAAAGTCTGGTTGAAGATGTAGAATTTTCTGATGAAGAGTCTTATAAAGAGAAACTTCAAACAGTTAAGGAAAGCTACTTTGGTACTGGAGCAGTAGAAACTAAATCAAGTGATATAGTTCTTACTGAAGAAGGTACACAACAGAACGAAGACGTAACTGATTCAATGGCAAAGTATTTACGAGCCATTAAAAAGGACAGTATACGTTCCGAATCTGTAAATAACTAATCTGAAACACTAAACTTTAATAGGAGTAATTTATGTATAATTCAGAAGTCCTTCAAGAAAAGTGGGCACCAGTTTTGAATCACCCCGATTTACCGGCGATTAATGATTCTTACAAGCGTGCAGTAACCGCTGTTATCTTGGAAAACCAAGAAAAAGAAATGAAAGAGTCTCGCACAATGTTGAACGAAGCAGAAATGTCAACAGCTGATGCAGTCTCAAATTGGGATCCAGTTTTGATCTCACTAGTTCGCCGTGCAATGCCTAATTTGATGGCATATGACATTTGTGGCGTACAACCAATGAGTGGCCCAACAGGTCTTATTTTTGCTATGAAAGCAAGAATGGGCGATGGTGCAGTAGGTACTGCTGAAGCACTGCATGATGAAGCAAATACTGCTAATTCTAGTGCATTTGTTGCAGGTGACACACAAGCCGGTACAGAGCCTGGTGTTCTTAATGGTGGAACTGCTGGTGTTACTACACAAGCAGGAGATCCAGATATTTGGGGTGTTAATACCGCAGGTTCTTATAACGTAAAACCTGCTGATACTACAGCTTCAGGAGAAACTTATGATGATTCTGGCGCACCAGTATTCCAAGACATGGGATTTACCATTGAAAAATCGACAGTTACTGCAAGGACTCGTGCCTTACGTGCTGCGTATACAATGGAACTTGCACAAGACCTAAAAGCAATTCATGGTCTGGATGCAGAATCCGAATTGTCTAACATTCTTAGCACAGAGATTCTTGCTGAGATCAACCGTGAAGTAGTTCGTACTATTTACATCACAGCCGAAGTGGGGTCACAGACTTCATCTGCAGCTGGGATTTTTGACCTAGACATTGATTCCAATGGTCGTTGGTCAGTTGAGAAGTTCAAAGGACTTCTTTTCCAAATTGAACGTGACTGTAACGATATTGGTATTCGTACTCGCCGTGGAAAAGGTAACTTGGTTGTTTGTTCAGCTGACGTTGCATCCGCATTGTCAATGGCAGGTGTCCTTGACGTAGGTGGATCTGGTGGATCTGGTAACTTAAATGTTGATCCAAGTCCTTCAGGAAGTACTTTTGCTGGTACAATCAATGGTCGTATTAAGGTCTATGTTGATCCTTATAACTCCGTTGTAAGTGCAAGTGCTGCAAATAACTGGTATGTTGCTGGTTATCGTGGTTCTAATGCTTATGATGCAGGACTATTCTATTGTCCTTACGTTCCATTACAAATGGTTCGTGCGGTTTCGGAAGCAACCTTCCAACCTCGCATTGCGTTTAAGACACGTTATGGTATGGCTGTTAATCCATTTTCAAAAGTGGGTTCTACTGGTGCTATCGATGCATCTGCACAACCATTTACTGCCGACAGCAACTGCTACTATCGCAGAGCTCGAGTTAGTAACTTGATGTAGTCTATTATTTTAGGGGGAGACATTAGTTTCCCTCTAAAACCCACCTTATATTATACAATAACCTAAAAGGAGAAAACATATGTTAGAAAAAGCCACAGGTTGGATTAGGAGTCTTACAGAAGCAGGACTTGCATTAATCGCACTTGGAGTAGTTCTACAAATACTTTTCGGAGCTGCAGTTCCATTTATTGGTCTAGATATTGTCGGATCAGTTGTAGGAATTGTCAAGTCTCTTGGAAGTGAAGGACTAGTCGGTTTAGTAGCAGTATGGGTACTTTACAGTATCTATTCTAAGAAGTAATAAAGTATAATCTAGGGGGAGGATTGGAATCTCCCCTTTTTCCTTCCTTATAAATACTAGTGAAAGGTAAATAACATGGCAGACACTAGTCAACCCACAGTATTAGATTACGCAACACCCACACAATTTAGGATAACTTTTAATCGTATTCCTACAGTTACATGGTTTTGCACAGAAGCAAATATTCCAGGCATTAGTTTAGGAGAAGCTCAATTCCCTACACCAATGGCTGACATGGTTCTGTCTGGTGATAAACTTACCTTTGAAACAATGACTATGGGATTCATAGTAGATGAAGAACTTGCGAACTATAGGGAACTATGGGATTGGTTAGTAGGTATCGGAGCCCCATCTTTACATTCACAATACCCAGCAGTTTTAGCAAAAGGACAGGGTGTTACTTCATACAGTGTAGCTCCAGATGCAGATCCAAGACAAAAAGCAACTCCAAGTGAGGGCAATGTGTATTCTGATGCTCAATTGATAATATATGATTCTAAGAATATCCCTAAAGTAAATGTTAATTTTAAAGATATGTTTCCTACTAGTATATCGTCTTTAGAATATACACAAGGTGCAACTGATGTAGATTATCTTAAAGCTACAGTATCATTTAGATACACATATTACCATTTTGAAACTGCAACATAGTATAAATAAGTTTATAGTCCAGACTTATTTTTTAATTATTCTCAGTCCACTTGAATAAGCCGTGCGACAACATAGTTCATTAGTCTGGACTATTTTTATAATAACTGAAAATATAATGACATTATCTGAAATACAAGAACAAGTAAGGAAAGACCTAAAAATCAATGATCTTGAACTAGATATTGAGTCCTTACGAATCCCCTCATTACATTCTAAGTATCTTCAACTACTAACAGAACATTCTCTACTCTTGAAAAAGACTCAGGGAGAACTGAGCGTCCTCAAAAGAAATAAGTGGATTTACTATACTGGAAGAGCTACAGAAGACATATACAAGGAACGTGGAGATTTTTCTATAAAATTAAAAAATAAAGATGAAGAAAAAACCTTTATAGATGCCGATAACGAATATCGGGAACTAAAAGGAAAAGTTGACTACTATAGTACTGTAGTGGATTATCTACAAGAAATAGTAAAATCTGTGAGTAATCGGTCTTTTCAAATTAAAAATGCTATTGAATGGAGAAAATTCGAAGCCGGACTATAATATTATCATCCATAAGAAAGATGATGTCTATCTTCAAATTGAGTGTGAAAGAAGTACAGCCAAAGAATTGAATGAATACTTTGCCTTTGATGTTCCCGATGCTAAGTTTATGCCTAGTTATAAGAACAGATTGTGGGATGGTAAGATTCGGTTATTTGACATTCGTAACAACCAAATTTACGTTGGGTTGTCGAGTTATATCTACAAGTTTGCAAATGCAAAACGATACACCATTACTGGTGGCATCACAAATCAATTAGAAATACAACCAGAAGTTGTTGAATCATTCATTACTAATTTAAAAAGTACAGTCACAGCTAGAGATTATCAGATAGATGCAATTAAGTTTGCTATTAAAACTGGTAGATGCATACTTGTAAGTCCTACTGCAAGTGGAAAGAGTTTCATCATATATGCACTGATTAGGTATTTTCAACAGACTATAGATAAACATATTTTACTATTAGTTCCAAGATCATCTTTAGTAGAACAGATGTATAAAGACTTTGCAGATTATGGCTGGGACTCTGAACAATTCTGTCACAAGATATATGGAGGTCAATTAAAAGATTCCTCTAAGTTGGTTTACATTTCAACTTGGCAATCTCTATATAAACAACCTAAGAAGTATTTTGATAGGTTTCAAGTGATAGTAGGAGATGAGGTACATACTTTTGCAGCCAAGTCACTCAAGACAATAATGCATAAGACAACAGATTGTGCATACAAATTTGGACTAACAGGGACACTTTCAGAGACAGAATCTCATCAATTAGTACTTGAAGGATTGTTTGGCTCGGTAAAAAAGGTCACTACAACACGACAACTAATTGATAAGAAACAGATTTCTAACTTAAAAATAGTCGGAATTGTCTTGACTTATTCCAAGAAAGATAGTATAATAAGAACATATCATAAAGAAATAAAGTTTATAACTGAGCATCCTCTAAGAAATAACTTGATTTCAAATTTAAGTGTGGATTTAAAAGGCAACACATTGGTACTATTTACATTAATTAAACATGGTGAACTTTTGTATAATCTTATAAAACAAAAAACGAGCTCCGTAAATTTAATTTATGGAAAGACTGATACTCAATCTAGAGAGGATGTCCGTAAGTTAGCAGAAGAGACTACTGGAAATATTATTGTGGCCAGTTTCGGTGTGTTTAGTACTGGTATTAATATTAAGAATCTACACAATATTATCTTTGCTAGTCCTTATAAAAGTCGTATTAGGAATTTACAGTCTATAGGTAGAGGATTGAGGGCTCATGAGAGTAAAGAAGATGGTGCAAAGTTGTATGACATTGCTGATGATTTCAACAATCGAAACCACACCATTAAACACTTTGTGAAACGTATAGAGATATACAATCAAGAACAGTTTGATTACGAGATATGTAAAGTAACTCTTACTTCTTGAACCACAACATAGTTATTATACCAAATATAAACACAAAAGTCAAGACAAAAGGAGACTAATATGGATA